AAAAGGGTTCACCGTAACAGACAAGCAACGCAAGGAACTTGTCGACTATATATTTAAGCCGACATCTGATGGCAGCACGGCATATCAAAAACAATATATGTCCGATGTTCAAAATCTTATTGAGTCGGCTTTCTTTACTAAATATGGGGAAGGATTAGCTAAATCTGCAAAGAATGCTGGTCGTTCCTCTGCCTATAAAGACTTATATCAGTCGCTAAAAGCAACTAAGGGTAAAATGAGCTCAAGTAGCCAAACAAGCCAAAAGTATAAAAGTGGAACTGATTCGATATTCAATTTAATAGGCAAATAATTCTTATTATTAATTAATTAAATGTAACAAATGGAAAATAATATTCTTAATAGTCTACAACTTTACAAAACGAAATATTCAAGCGATTTGGTAGACGAACGAATGATTTCCAATATGTTGCTTTCTGAGCCAGCTAAAGTATCCTCAGTGGTATCTTTCCTGATGGGTAGCTTGGACCAGGGTAATATTCTTGATTATTTGACAAATGGTATGGGTCAAACTATTACCATTGAAAATAGGGAATATGAATGGGATGTTATGATTGAACATGATAAGGCAATTGCCATTCGTGCTGCTGCTATTAATGGCTCAGCTGTTCAGTCCACAGACGTACCTGGTATTTCTGGTCAACCTGTTACTTTGTGGTTGGAAGAGAAATGGTTTGGCGTTGGGGCTATCCTTGAGTTTGACGATAAGGATATACAAGCTAGAGTAATAGCTGAACCATACGAGGACGGCGGCAGTTGGGTATATACAGTGGTAATGGCCGATGGTCAAAAGGATTCGTACATTCCGCCTTCATTGCTGAAACCTGGTTGTCAGGTCAGTAGGTTGGGTAGTGCGTACGAAGAGTACAGCGAAGAGGCTGATATCGTTAACTATCAGGCACCGTTTAGGCTGAGAAATCACCTTACTACGATGCGTATGAGTTACGATATTACCGGTAGCGCTGTATCGACTGTTATGGTTATTGCGCTGCGTGATCCCAAGTCTAAGAAATCAACATATTATTGGTCTGCTTACCAGGAATGGGTAGCACTGCGCCAGTGGTATCAGAGAGTAGATCGAATGACTGTTTATAGCAAATACAATGCTAACCCGAATGGTACAGTTGACCTGAAAGGTACGAACGGTCGCCCAGTATATATTGGTGCTGGTCTGCTTCAGCAAATTGCTCCTGCTAATAGGACAACTTACACCAAGTTGACTAAGGATCTTTTGGATAGCTTCCTCTCGGATCTGTCTTATAATATTCTTGGTTTTGGGGAGCGTAAGTTCGTTGCTTTTGGTGGTGAGATGGCTTTGAGGGAACTCGACAGGGTTCTCAGGGAAGCTGCCTCTGGTTATACATTGGTTGACACTCATTTCATTAGCGGTAGTGGTCAGAATTTGACCCTTGGTGGTCAGTTTACCACATATCGTGGCCTTAACGGTATAGAACTCACATTGAAGCATCTGCCGTTGTATGACAATCCTGTTTATAATAGGAAACGTCACCCGATAACAGGTAAACCCCTTGAATCATACCGTATAACTATCATCGACTTTGGTCGTAGGGATGGTGAGGCTAATGTTCAGAAAGTCGTTCGTAAAGGTCGTGAACTCGTAATGTGGTACACTGGCGGTTCGGTTGCCCCTGGCGCTGGATTTGCTACCTCTGCTACTACATTGAGGTCTAACGCGAAAGACGGTTATTCGGTTCACTTCTTGTCTGAGCAAGGTATTAGGATTGCTGATCCTACTACTTCAGGCGAGCTCATCTGTGACGCTGAGTAATTTGGTATTAAGGTAATATGGGGTCCCGATTAGGGCTCCCTGAACCTATTTAAAGATTTATAAACCGTTTAAATAAACGAGAATGATAGTAGTATTAAAACCGATTGGTAAGAAATCGTGGTCAAATGTTGTTAATTTTATGAACTGTTACGAGGACATCAAGACGTATTTTACTCGTAGCGGTCGATTGTATACGGGTCTTACCCCCGAAGATGCAGAAAGGTTAGGCAAAGCACTTGGTGTTGATTTATCACCTGGTTCTGAATATTGGACAAACTTCTTCATCAGGTCTTATGGTAAACCTCTTTACTTCAACACCAAAGATCCTTTGGATGAATTGCGGTATTTGTTTTTGAAAAACCATAAGAATGTTAAAACTTCAGTGTTTGAATATAAAGCATCTGCTAGGTTCATACTGGAGAATAAGGAAGAAGAGGCTAAAAAGGCTAATATTCTTGCAAGGGCAAAACGTGAAGCAATGCGTGAATTTGACAACCTTACAACGGATGATATGAGGAAATGTCTCAGGTTGTTTGGTCATAGTGCAGAACTTATGAATAATGAAGTTGTCGAAAGGACGTTGTTTGACAT